AAGGCTAGGGGTCGTAAAATTAAGTTTTATAAAGTTGCTAATGTTTGGTTAGAAGAAAATATAAACCAAGTTAACTACTTTGCATTTCTTAGCAGACCTAAGCAACCAAATTCAAAACTTGTTGATGTTGCTGAAAAAAACAATATTGAAGTAGGAATTTTTCGTTACTAATTAAAGGAATAAAACAAATGATTATAAATGATTTAGATACAATGGAAAAGTTAGTAGCGTCTAATCGCTCTTTAGTTTGGGTTGGATGGGATGTTGCAGAGCGCAAGAAAACAGACATGGGCAGAACTGCTGTCAATGGTATTAGAGTCAAAGATCAATGGTATACACAAAAGGTATTCAAACTAGATCGAAACGGCTGGGATATTCCAAATAGATACAAGGTATAGATATGAAGCAGCATATATGGAAAGACAATGCTTCATGTTCTGGATTTGAAACAAATTTATTTTTTGATAAATATGAAGATGATCCTACATTAAGAATAGCCGTAGACTCTATATGTGCCTCATGCCCAGTAGCAAAAAAATGCTTTGCTAATGGTGTATCAGGTAAAGAATGGGGTGTTTGGGGTGGAGTATATATAGAATCTGGAGAAATATCCAGGGAGTTTAATAATCATAAAAGCAAAAGTGATTGGGCACAGACATGGCAAATGCTGACGATGGACTAAGAAAACCAAAAGATTTTGAGGTGTTAGATAGTTCTGTTACACTTACTGTTAAAACAAAGTGTCCAGAAAAATGGCTATTGCTAGATAGAGAGACTGGCCAAGTATTTCAGGGAAGTCATAAGGGGCACTGGGACAGGCTAGATCCAGTGGTAAAAGACTAATGTATACAGACTCTATGCGTAGGGCATTTCATGCTGTACAACCCCCCAAAGGCTTTTCTGTTACGGTTATTGATAATGATTCATTTCTTACCGTAAAGTTAGATGAAAAGAAATTTATACATATGGGGCATGATGAAAAGATTCAAGCCTTGCAGTATGTGGTTTCTTTAAAAAAGGCTTTGGAAATGGAAGGTGCAATTGTGCTAGTTACCAGAGAGGCTATAAAATGATAACCAATATTATTATTATATCTTTATCGACTATATGTTTGTCTTTTGCTATTGCATATTATTTGATTACTAAAAAGTTAACAACAATGACACATGAATACGCAACACTATACATAGATCATGTTGCATTAAAAAAATTTATAGAGTCTATAAGTATGGATACAGTAAGTGATCAAGAGGTTCATAAAGAAAATTTTATTAAGTTCTTATCTGATTCAAGGGACTGGGCTTTTTCTTATATTGAAGAGGTGCAGTCTGAACTTAAAAAGTTTATTGAAGAAATTGAGCCAGAGATTAATTATTTTAATGAATATGGTGATATAGCGTCTATGCAACCAAACTATTATTCTTTAAAAAAGATATCGCAAGCGTATTATGAATTAGCAAAACTGCTTCCAAAAGAGGAAGAAGAAGTTAAATGAAGATAGGTGTTTTTCAAAGGCTAGAAAATACTAAAGAGTCTGTGCATGTTGGGTTTGACACATTCCTTTACACCTATCACTACAACTCAATAGATCCATTTGTTTTTATAGCAAAAAATTTTGATTTATATGCAGGCATTAAGTATATGGTTGCAATAAGACCTCATGTTATTTCTCCTCAATATCTTTTAAAAATTTTGCAATCTTTTTACTATATAGATAAAAAAGATAAAGATCCAATACTTTTACAAAGATCGCATTTTGCAAAGGTTACTGAGCAAAACATTAAGCCAATACCAGTCTACATAAACCTAATCACTGGATGCATTGATGACGAAAGACAACAACAATATGGTGGGACTATTCAAAACATCAATGATAATTCAACATTTGAAGAAAGATCAGAACACCTAATAAAATTTGTTAATGAATTTAATAGACTTAATGAAATGCATTTTAATAATTTTTTTCATTTAAATTTTTACATAACCACAACTAATCAATATGTTTTTGATGAAGCAAGTAAAAAGCATAATAAGATGATAATTGAATATACAGACTATAGAGACAAAGTTTTTAATATAACTGATCCTGCCAATGTAATGCTTACATTTGGTCCTGTAATAAGAAATACCCAAGAAGAACTAGACCTTATGGATAAGACACCTAGCGATACCGTTAAGCCTAATACAGTATTTTGCACACCAGAACAACTAAGGCAAATGCTAAAAAAGTTTGAACAAGAGGGAATAGAAGAGGTTTTGTTTTGGGCGTTAAGTACAGAAAATATTGATAACATATATAATTTTACAAAAGAATACAAGGAGAGTTTAAAATGAAAGATATTTTATTATCAACACTAACAGGTTTTGGGTGCGGTGTCGTGTTCGCAGCATTCAAATTGCCAGTTCCAGCACCACCAGTTTTTGCGGGAGTCGCAGGAATTATTGGTCTATGGATTGGCTTTACATTACTAACACGAGTTATATCCTAGGAGGAATAAAATGAATACAGAACAACTAAAGGCACTACTAGCATCGTATGGTCGCTCAGTGCTTGCATCAGGTATTGCGCTATATATGGCGGGAGTAACAGATCCAAAGGATCTATGGACAGCACTAGTTGCTGCTATTGCTCCAGTTGCAATTAGAGCAATCAACCCTAACGATAAGGCTTTTGGTGTATTGCCAGATGCTAAGGAAGTAGAGAAGGCTCTTAAGGCTGCTAAGGCACCTGTTAAGAAGAAGGTTGCTAAGAAGGCTGCTCCAAAGAGAACAGTTAAGTAGTTACAAAAATAGATTGGCCAGCCTTTATGTGGGCTGGCCTTTCTTTTGTGATAGGATAGATACATGGCTAATTTTGGATCATTATGGATAGGTAATCCATTAAGTAAGGTAGAACAAACAGCACTATCTTCTTTTATATTTTATGGACATTCTTTTACCCTCTTTGTTTATGATATGGAAATGAAAGTTCCAAGTGGGGTTATTAAGTCTGATGCTAATCAAATAATTCCTGAGTCGGAAATTTTCAAGGTACAGAATTCATACGGACCATTCGCAGACATGTTTAGATACACAATGATAAAGAAGACTGGGCTTACATGGACAGACACAGATTCTATATGTTTAAGGTCTGACTGGGACTTTGGAGATTATCTTTTTGGTTTTGAAGAAGATGACAGACTTGCTAATGGAATACTAAGGATGCCACAAGATTCTAAACTGATTAACTTTCTAATAAAAAATTCAGTTGAGTATGATAAAAGTAAGATTATTTGGTCGGAGATCGGTCCTCTCTTGGTAACCAAAGGTGCAAAAAAGTTTGATGTGCTTAAGCATGCTCAGCCACCTGAAGTATTTTATCCAGTTCATTTCTGGCAATGGAAAAAGATTTGGGATAAAAAGTATTTTCAAGAGGTTCTTGATAAGTGTGAACATGCACATACTTTGCAAATATGGAATCAATTTTTAAATAGAGAGGGCATAGATAAAAACAGACTGCCTAAAGGTTCGGCAATCGAATATCTTTATAAAAAGTTTAGTTAGACATATCCAGTCATGTCATATTTAGTTGCATTTTGAACTGTTGATTTAGTTGCATATATTTCGCATATATTTCTTTTTTCCATTTTAATTGTATAAACATTAATCTTATTGTGATAAAACAAATAGTTATCTATTGGGCTTTTTACTTTTTTCTGAACTTCTTTTAGCAATTTCTTTGCACCATTTTTGCTCACTACATAGCATAAGCATGACCAAGACTGATAAACTCTACACACATTATCTTTGTCTATTAACAAACTTTCTTTATTTTTTTTGTATCTTATATTACCAGTTGGTGGGATATATGCAGTAAAAACATCCCAATCATCTGGTAACTCAGCAATATACTCGATTAATTTTTCATTAAAGTTGGTATTTAAAACAATATCATCTTCCATTAAAACAATATAATCGTAATCAGATTCAATAAAATTTTGCCATGCAGTATAGTTGCTTGCCCATATTCCTAACTCTCCAGGCTTCCATCCATCTCCAAAATGTCCTAGTGGGTCTATCTTTAACTTAGAGTCTTTATAGAATAACCTTACATCATCTGTATTTTTTATAATAATTGTAGGGGTTTCAATCTGATCAAAACTTTGTTTAAGGGTTTTAATGGCAGAGGCAGTTAGGTTATTTCTTTTTTCCATAGACTTGCTTGGTGTTTCATCATGAAAAATCTTAAAGCACCCTGCTGGTTTTATAACCTTTGTCGTGATGTCACTATTTAAATTAAAAAACACATCTTTAGGATATTGCTTTGATTTCTTTTTCCACCAGTAGTCTATATTATTTTTTGAATCCATATGAAATTGGTCATGTGCTGAATTAATAGAGTGCTTAGCATCAAGTATATGAGTAAACAGGGGCATGGAGTATGCATTTCCAAGAGCATACAGAATTACATCTGCTG